GACGGGTCAGGAATTTCGCATCAGACTCCTGCGACTGGTCGATGTGCGGGATTTTAATTCCGGCCAGTGACGGAGCGACACTGGCTTCCAGCCTGTTACGGGAGGCTATCGCCTCAACAATCGCACCGAGCGTGGTGTCATGCCAGGAGCCTTCACGGCGGGAATTGAGCGTCCCGCGAAAATCTGCACTCCGGGCGCGGATGGTGACCACATCCGGCGCGCCCCGGTGTTCAACCTCATCAACGGTAAATTTCCCTTTGCATACCAGGGCAAAACCTTTCCAGCCGATATACACCGTCAGGACAGCGCCACGAACCGGCAGCCCGACCTGCCCGTCGGCATCGTTCAGTTCAATATCAAGCTGGTCAGCTTCAAAGCCCCGGTTATCCGTCAGAGTCATGCTCATCAGACGGTCGCTGATATTGCCGGTAATATCCCTGCTGTCGAGCATCAGCATGTAATCCGGCGTCAGCGTACTGCCTGCATCAAATGTCAGCGCATCCAGCATTATCCCGCCCCCGTCATACCTGTGAATCTGGTCGCCAGACTGCCGGCCTTACCGATGAGCGATTCCGCCTGTTTACCGATATCGCCATAAAGCGCGGCCAGTGATTCGTCAACGCGGGTGAGCGACAGCGTAAAATCAATTTTTCGGGGTGTGCCGTCTGCAAAGAAAATACTCCCTGTTTCACTCACCCTGCTGATGACATACATGCCGTAAATCATGCCGGTGCCATCCAGCAACGGCCACGCCCGACCTTCCTCTGCCATCAGCCTGAGCGTGGTCATCGTCAGCTTGCCGCCGGTCAGTTCGGGATAAAGCACACCGGCCAGCGTCATGTTTTCCTCGCCAACGCCGAGAAACTGGTAGGCATCCCGTTTACCGATACGGGAATTTGACGGCCAGCGATAATCTGATTCACGCTGCATGGTCTGGTGTGGCAGCGTCTGGCGCATAAAAACAAACATACCTAACGCGAGCATCATTTTTCGTCACCTCCTTAACCGTCATGCATCATGCTGGCACGGGCGCGCGCACGTTTATCCCGCTCGTATTTTTCGAGCGCATCCTGTAACTGGCGGTCGAGCTGTGTCCCCGGCGCAGTACCACCCGTCAGGCTGATGTGATATTCGTTTTTACTCTGGTCCACATAAGAGCGGCCAGCCGGTGCCGTGACCGGCTGATAAGCCTGATAACCTGCATAAGAGCTGGTCGCCGGAATATAACCACCGCTGCCATACGTGGCGGCTTGAGTTCTGGCGGCGGTCTGGTCAAGTGCGTCAGACTCTTTGTTGATGACGCCGAGTTTTTCCAGTACCCAGTCAATACCGCTGCGCAGTTTGTTGAACGCATTAAGCGGCAGCATCAGCGCGTCAGCCAGTGCCTGCCCGAACATGACGCCCGTGTCACGGCAACGGTTCAGGGTGTCCTGGGTGGCTTTAACCGGGGCAATCAGGTTTTTAAACCACTGCCACGCGGCCTGTAACTTTTCGCCCAGCCAGTCAAACACCGGCTTAAGTGGCGTGAACAGTTCCCCCACCGGCGCAAATGCCGCTTTCAGCCCTTCAACCACACCGCCAAAGAATGCGCTGACAGGCTCCCAGTATTTACGGATAAGCAACGCCCCGGCGACAATGGCGGCCACCACGGCCACAACCGGCCAGCTAATCGCCCCGATGGCCGTCATAACAGCACTGCCAACCGTCGTGAAGATTGCTCCCATTGCGCCTGCTGCCGCGATAATGGCATTGATGCCGGTGATAACCGGCCAGGCTACAAGACCAATGGCACCGATGATGCCAGTCAGCGCCAGCGCGCCACCGGCAATGAGGCCGATGGTTGACGCCAGTGATTTGTTTTTCTGGATCCAGCCGTCGAGTTTTAACACATACTTTGTGGCCGTCTGCGTGAGCTTACGCAGTGTGCCTTCCTGCTGGTCAAACAGGTCTGTCCCCACCGCCTCATAAGCGGACTGAAACGCCTTAAAGTCACCGCCGAGGTTATCCTGCATGATTTTAACCAGCTCTTCCGTTTTACCGTCCGAGGCTTTCAGCGTGGCGGTCAGCTTATCCAGTTTTCCGCTTGCTGCCGCTGCCAGTAAAACGTTCGCTGATTTCAGGGCTTCCTCACCAAAAATGGTTTTAAGGTATTCCCCCTTCTGAGACGTTCCCAGCTTGTGTTTATCAAAGCTGGCCTGAATCTCTTTCAGAATGGTGAACAACGGACGCATATTTCCCTTTTTGTCCGAGGTTTTAACGCCAAGCTCTTTGAGTGCATCCCATGCTTTTCCAGTCGGTGCCTGTAATCGGGTGACAACGGCACTGCTACCCGTCCCCGCCATTGACCCCCTGATGTTATTGTCATGCAGCACACCTGTCATGGCTGCTGCCTGCTCAAGACTTACACCTGCAGTCCTCGCAACCGGCCCGAGGTAAGTCAGTGCATCACTGAGTCCCTGAAAATCAGCCGCCGACTTATTCATCGTTGCCGACAACACGTCGCCCACATGGCTGACATCATCATTTGACAGTTGAAAGGATGCCTTAGTCCCCAGCAACAGTTGCGCGTTTTCTTCCATCGACCGCTGATTCGCCAGTGCCATATTCAGCGTGACCGGCGTTGTCGCCTGAATAGCCGCAGCATCTCCACCCGCTTTCGCAATGATAATCTGTGCACCGGCTGCATCATCTGCCGAGGCTGCGGTATTGTCGCCGAGCTGGCGCGCCTGCTTGCGGAGTGCGGTCATTTCGGCGGAGTCTTTTGCCACTCCTAGCACGGCCTGCAATTCTGAGTTTTTCTGCGCAAACTCATAACCGGGCATCAGCAGCTTAACTCCGACCATCGTTCCCGCAGCAGCAATCCCCACACCGGCAGCGCCCACTGAGGCCATATTACCGGCCAGTTCCTTTCCGGCCTGATAACGCTGTTTTACTGCGTTAAGTTTTGCCTGTTGCGCACTGACACGCGCCAGCGCGTCACGCTGCCGGTTAAGCTGTACGGTGGTTTCACTGATACGGTTTTTCAGCCCTCGTTCATCATGCGCCAGATTACGGGTATTAATACCCGCCTGACTCAGTTCCTGACGCTGGCGCTGTACCGACAATCTCAGGCTGTTATATTTCGCCTGTAACTCCGACACATTTTTACGCGCGGCTTCCATTGCCTTTGCCTGTGCATTTGTTGGTCGTTCAGTATTTTTAAACTGGACAGCCAGTGCTGCGGCTTCCTGTCTGGCTTTTTTCAGTTCCTGACCAGTCACGGCGAGCTGTGCACTGGTCTTGCGGAACCCCTCAATACGGGATGCCTGACCGTTCAGCTCGCGCAGTGATTTTTGTGTTTCCCGGATATCCCCCGACAGCGACTTGCTCGCTGTGCGGATGGATTTAAACGGGCGGGATGCCTGGTCAACAGCCCTGAGCAATACCTGTAATTTTACATTGTTACTCATTCGTGTTTCCGCTTCGCCGGAGCGCCTTTTCGCGCCATGTGATGAGTTCGGTCAGGCTCATGGGATACAGTTCTGATGGCGGCCAGTGAAATATCACTGCCACATCCGCCATCAGATCATCGACCGAGAGATTTTTCGGAAACGTCACTGCACCGAGTTCGGCGACAAAAAACCGACCACCTTACCGGCCAGCGCCACAAGGTCAGGCAGTTCCAGCGCGGCGACTTCCTGCTCGGTCAGCATCGGTGCGGTCATGCGCGGCAGCACTTTAATCAGTGCATCGACTTCGGAGTTTGCGACCGCAGCCAGACTGACACCGCGCAGCGTCCCGGCATTAGGTTTCATCAGCGTGACCTGTTCGATAACCTGCTCACCACGTTTGACCGGCTTGTCCAGGGTAATGACGTTTTCTTTGTTCATGGTTTTCTCACTTCTGAATCGGGGTTAACCGGTCAGCCAGGCTGACCGGATGAAAATCACAGGCCGATATTGCGACGGTGTTGCTCCAGCCGGTCGACGCCGTTCACCTTCTCAATCATGTTGATGGTGTCGATTTCGACCAGCTCCTTACCGTCCATCGTCAGCCGGAAATAGGTGCAGACCACGGAGATTTTCGACTCGGTGTCTTCTCCCTGTTTGCCCTCGCCGGTGTCGATTTCTTTCTGACGTCCACGCATGACCACCTCGACGGCCACCGTTTCGCCGGTATCGTCGCGCTGGTAAGAGCCTGCAAAACGAATCGGTACGGCATCCACACCGGTTGCGGCGTAAAGCTCCCAGATAACCGAATCCGGGAAGCCACCGAGCGACCACTCCATTGACAGCGCATCGTCATCAAGGCCGAGGTCTACCGGTGCGCTGCCGTTCATCCCCGCACCGCGATAGTTTTCGAGCTTACGGGTCAGTTTTGGTAGCGTGACGGACTTCGCGACGCCCTGATAGCTGTAGCCGTTCAGAAAGACGTTCATTAACTTGAGTTTGCGCGGCATTGCCATCGGTCAGGCTCCTTAATTGCTGTTAACCGAGGTGACCAGATTTGCCAGGTATTTATCGGTAATACGCTGGCGCAGGGTCAGATTTTCAAGAGGAGGCACCGGTGTATAGTCGTAGTCGATATACAGTTTTCCGGCCTTGAGGGTTTCCGCATCGTTGGATTCTTCGCTGAACCAGCAGGTCGCATCCACGATATAGCCGTTTGTTTTCAGCTCACGGAATTTGGCATTGATGCCGTCAACGATGTCGCGAATCAGCGTTGCGGTGATGGGCTTGTCCACCGCCCACATGTGCGCCTCAGCCATCGTGTCGGCCAGCACCTGCGCGGTGCGGGTGTAGTTTTCAAAGAGGAACAGCGAGTCATCAGAGCAGGTACGGTTACCCCAGAATCGGAAACCGTCGCGGCGAATCAGCGTAGTGACGCCTGACTCGTTAAGCAGGTCAGCATCGGTGCCGGACTCCTGCAAATCCCAGAATACAGAGGCACTGATGCCGGTAACACCGTTTACCCCGACGTTGGACAGCGTTTTATGCCAGCCCTGCTCCTGGTCGATTTTGGCACGCAGACCCAGCGCACGGGCGGTGGCATACGCGGTGGCGGTGGTACTGGTGACCGTATCCCATGCGAGGAAATCCGGCCAGATGACCATCAGCTCACGCTGGCTGAAATTCTGGCGGTAGGCTTTCACCTCGGAAATGGTCTTACAGCCCCATGCGCTGATATACCCGAAAGCGCGCAACTTCTGACAGACTGATGCCAGTGCAACAGCCACCTCTTTGGTATCCAGCCCCGGCACACCGAGAATACGCGGTTTAACACCGGTTACCGACTCCGCCGCCAGCAGGGCTTTCAGTCCGGTGTACTGGCCGTTTTCGTCGGTGGTGCCGATGATATTGGAAACGGTCTGCGCGAGTTTCGTTTCTTCGTCGTCGCCGGTGCCGTCTTCCACACGCACGACAACGGTGACCGGTTTTGACTGGTCGGCGATGGCCTGCAACGATGCCGCCAGCGTGCCTTTTTTACCGGCCTTTGCAATTGCGCTCTGCACATTGGTAATCAGCACCGGTTTATTGAGGGGGAAGGTTTCCGCATCTGCATCGCTGGCCGTGCAGACCATGCCGACAATGGCCGTGGATACGGTGGAAATGACGCGGGTGCCGTCGTTAATCTCCAGCACCTGCACGCCGTGATGATAGTCACTCATCCGTTTAACTCCGTGGTTAATGGGTGCAACTATTTTCTGTTGTGCAGAGCATGAGACGCTATTTGACCTGGCTGGTCAGGGGATGAAACAACAGATAAAGAAAATGCGGGCAATTCGCCCGCCTGTCCTGATTTGTACACACTCATTTTCCGACTGACAATTTACATAACCCAAAAGTTATCAAATCTGACAGTCTGCTTTGAGCAAGAAGCGGACATTTGCCTGTCAGGGTATATGCCGCTCTGCGGTTATTATCCAGAATCAGTAATTCATCTGAGTTGGATTACATATAAAACATAGTTATCCCATGAATAACCATTAGCAGATTATCAATTATGTAAATCCTTTGTTTCGGGTTTTTTGAGGTGTTGTGACAACAAATGGCTATAGCGTTTAAGCAAAATATTAGAAAGATTAAACTCATTCATGAAGTGTTCTTCTAATAAGTAACCATCAATATCAACTTTAATATCATTATTACCTTTCATCTTCTGTAACGTAGATTTTACACACTCCAGCAGGATGCTTTGCTCATGGTAATAGTCCATAAGAAGAGTAACATCCTCTTTATCAAGTTTACTTAATTCACTGAAGTAGGCTTTAAAAACTTTATCAGTCTGGTTTAATGCAATCTGTAAGCGAGGCCCTCCTAATGATTCGACATTAATGGCAAAAGGCTCGCCAACAAAATGCTCCGAATTTTCGTCAAAGCCAATATTTCTCGTTTTATCAAGAAAAGTGAGAGCGCGATGGTTATTAGCGATTTCATATGCAAACATTGTTCTGATACTGTCTCTCTCAGCCTCCATGCTTATATCATCACGATGATTTGTATAAAATATATTTCCAACAAAGAGAACCATAGCAAGAATCACTGAACTTGCCTCCCAGTTAATATTTTTTAATCGTCGCTTAGTAAACATACCGCACCTTAATTATCAAAAATATTCCTTCAGTGTTATCTGGTTAGCCTAAACCAAGTCATTAAAGTCCGCAGGATATCATATACATAAAATGTATTGTTTAGAATTTGCACTAATAAAATAATGCTTTACTAAAATCTACTCCAGACACAGAGCGGCCTGTCAGATTAGGCTTTACTCTGTGCCATAGATATGTAATCTCACACCAGAGCTTATACAACTTATTGCGGCATTTCCGGCCATTCAGGATTTGCAGGATCCACACGGCTGACCAGAACGCTGTAGCGTTCCCATGCTTCCAGTCGGCTGCGTTCCTCATCTGTTGCCATATTCAGCCTGACAGCGCGCTCCAGCGGCAAAATCACGGATTCTGCTTCGGAAAGCAAAGTTGCCTTTTGTGATTCTGCCAGTTGCTGCTGTTCGTCTGCCGTATAAATCCGCTTAATCACGGCACCATCCTTAAACATCCATTTACCTGAGTCATCAGCACGTCGGTTGGCAGTAATATCAGGAACCTCGACAACGCTAAAACCTTCAGGGTTAAGCGTTGAAGCATCTCGGGTGATGCCGACAATTATATTATTCTCGTCGTAAACAATCTTTATCGTCTCTTCCTGAAAATTACTTACTTCCTCATACCAGTTTTTTCCCTCTTCGGACCATAACCAGATAACATCAAAATTTTTTGTCAGTTGATATTGGGCAACAGTTTTTGGATTACCCGCAGTAATATTTTTTAAATGCTGCATAAATTACACCTGTGCGACGTTATACCATGTGCCATTGATGTATTTTTGTATTGGTCTGAATACTGCGGGGTCATCACCATCGACTTCACCGACAATACCAAGCCCTGTAATTACGTGCCCTGCTTTCTCATACATCACTCCTTTCTGCATGGTCTGAACAACACGAGTGCCCAGGCGAATATCCCGGACATAGCGAGAATCTGATTCAGCTTTGGTGTATGCACCAACATCTCCCGCTGATGGTTTTCGTGTTGTGGTATAGAAATCAGACCAGCCAGATTCAAAACCATAACCATCACGGGCTGACCTGTAAGATATACCGCCATTTTTATAATTCACACGAAACTGTACAGCCGGGCAGCTACCAGCATTTATATTAAAGTGAAGAATTAATGCAGATGCTCCCCCAATCAGAGCGTTGTATGCGCCACTGTCCCAATTCCATCCCACGGCTGTATCACCATTAACCGTATTACCTGTCTGCCGAAGTGCAAATGCACCGACATTTCTGGCATTAAGGGTAATATCTCCAGAACCATCAAAGGCAACACCTGCTATTTTCCTCGGTGTTTCGAGTTTTGAGGCTGTTGCAGCATTTCCTGAAAGGTTGGAAATAAATGGATGTGAGCAGTAATAACCGCGCCCATTTTTAAAATCCAGAATAGCCTGTGCGTTCGTGCTTTCTGTAGCGGGATTAGTTGCCCCCCACTTATATGTCGTTTGACCGACGACATAATCCTCTGTCGGAACAATAACCGTTAGCCCTTCCTCTGCAAGAATTTGCACAGGGAAAGCTCTGGCTTCAACATAAAAAACACTACATACATCATCATCTTTCAGGCTTGTAACAATGGAATGGATTGAACGCTCATTGGTCTGATACGTCCAGAAATAACCTGCCGCATATGAACCACGATCAGTCCATCCTCCGGGCATAACCATGCCATTAAACTCGCAGTTATTCATTACATAATCGCCGTTATAACAACCAGTGGAAATAACGACGCGGGATGCCATTTCTCCTGAAAGGCTGGCAGCACGGCGAAAGATAACGGGATACCACTTCCCGGCAACGACATTTGCAGGGGCTGCAAACGAATACTTTCGCATTCCCTTTTTCTTATCCACTTCACCTTTGCTGTAAACATTAATGTTACTCAGAAAACGTCCTTTATCAGGAATATCCGCACCGTTCTGATCTTTCTGAAGACGTTTTTCAGCATTGTCATAGGCAGACTTCACTGCTTTTGGTGTTGCGGCCAGCGTTTCAGAATCGCTGTTGATGGCACTATTGAGCTGGACAAGGCCTTTCCGCGCTGTGGTGGCGTCCTGTGCGGTATATTTCCCGTTAGCAAGGTCATATGCTGCTTTTACCGCCTTTGGCGTTGCGGCCAGCGTTTCAGAATCGCTGTTGGTGGCGCTACTGAGCTGGACAAGGCCTTTTCGCGTTGTGGTGGCGTCCTGTGCAGTGTATTTCCCGTTAGCAAGGTCATATGCTGCCTTTACCGCTTTCGGCGTTGCGGCCAGTGTTTCAGACGTGCTGTTGGTGGCACTACTGAGCTGGACAAGGCCTTTTCGCGCTATGGTGGCGTCCTGTGCGGTATATTTCCCGTTAGCAAGGTCATACGCGGCCTTTACCGCTTTCGGCGTTGCGGCCAGTGTTTCAGACGTGCTGTTGGTCGCACTGCTTAACTGAGTAAAACCTTTTGCGGTCAGCGAGGCGTCAGGGTGACGTCGTGACTGTTCATGTTCTGCAATTTTGTCATCAACGTAATCCTGCGTTGCCATCACCGTTGTGGTGTCAATGGTCAGCTCCACTGAGGCCACACTGCTGACGATGATGACCATGCGGCAGGTCTGCGAACGCCCTGAGCCTTCGGCAAGGGCTGGCTTATAACTTTCGGCCATGTTCGCCACGGCAATTAACGTTCCCGCATCATCGTACAGGCCAAGCTCTCGCATCCAGAAACCGCCCACCTCCGGCGGAATAACCAGCTCTGCGATAATATAATTACTGTTTCGTTTGTCCTGACTGATTTTGTTCAGCGCATGTCGCCAGACTTCGTGGATAAGCCCGGTCTGTCCGGCATCCGGGACAGGTAATTTACCACCGCCATCCCCGACGGCCATCGTGGTAATGTTGACCTTCCGCCCTCCCGGTGCGGTTGCCGCTGCCAGCTTTGCTGCACCGGCAGTGGTGATAACGGTTCTGAATTTTGTGCTCATTATTCCTCACTTATCCGGGGTAAACCGTAATTACATCGCCGTCGTAAGCCACACCACCGGCGAACAGGTAGCCGGGAATGTCCCGGGTAATGTTCAGGCCAATAAGGTGACGGCTTGCAGGTTTGGCATCAGCAATCAGCCGTTCCATTTCCTGATACATTGCCTCTGTGATGCCACTTTCCAGTACACCAATATCAAGCCGGAAGGTGCCGGGCGGGTCACTGTTTTCCCACCACTCCGTCACGTTGATGAGATAGCCGAGCGGCTCCACCACACGCCGGATTGCACCTATCGTGCCCTTATGACAGTGGATGAAATAGGCATCGCGGATAACGGCGCGTTTTGTCGCTTCCGGCCACTTTTCATCCCACCTGTCGACCGAAAACGCCCACGCCAGCCACGGCAGCAGATTTGCCGGGCAGGTGTCCGGGTTCCACAGCTCACGAATCCTGACCGGCGTTTTTTCAATTTCCGCACAGGCTTTTGCGGCGGCGACCTCAAGCGGTGATGAGCCGGTCGGCAGCAGTCGCGAATCACTCATCCGAGCCTCCGGTCACGACGCGGTATTCGGTACAGAAAGACGCCTGCGTACTGTTGAGCACGATGTCGGCCAGTGGTGCAGCCAGTTCGACACGCTGCACACCTTCCACATGCAAAGCGGCATAAATGGCAGACAGACGGATGTCACGCCCCAGCCGGTGCTGTGCTGTGATGTACGCTTCCAGTTTTTTCACGGCGGCAGCGCGAATGGGTTCGCTTTCGGGGCCAGGGTAAAGGTAAAGCGTGGCGTTTATCTGGTATTCAACAATGGCGGCAGACTGCACGGTCACACGGTCAGCCACCGGCCTGACGTCCTCACCATTAAGGGCGTTACGCACCACAGCCAGCAGGTCTTCGGATGCGACACCGTTATTTTCACGTGACAGCACGGAGATGGTGACGCAGGCAGGAGACGGACTGGTGACAGAGATATCCGCGACACGCCCGTCAGCACTGCGACCATGATACTGATAGGCCCCCACCGACCCGGCGACGCTTAAACCTTCAAACGCCTGCTGAATACGCAGACGATAATCGGTGTCAGACTCCATCACTACCGGTGTCGGCGGGATGGTCGAATCATCTGCCGGGGTGATAGTCAGGCGCGTGGTGTTGTAATTGGCACCAATCACATCAAGGTCATTACCGGCGGCACAGGCCAGCATCACCGCCCGTGCGGCCTCATTCACACGCTGACGCCAGATAAGCTCACGATAAGCATTTTCCTCCAGCAGTTTGACGAGAGGCTCAGATTCCAGCGTCAGGGTACGGGCGACCGCCTCCTGCTGGTCTTCCGGGTAAAGGGAAATCAGTGTCGCCTTGCGTTCGGCAAGAATGGTTTCAAAGTCCAGCTCC